GTTTCCACTCTTCTACTTTATCACCAACAGGACCCAAACTGTTAAATGTGATATCTTTTTTGTAGAAATCAGAGTACCCATCTCGTCCGGTTACAGATTCGTGATGTAGTCTTACCCATTCCATTGCGGCTTGTGCTGCAGAAGGAACTACTGGGTCATATAGTGAAATTGTTAAATCACTCCACTCACTTCTACCTTTTACATATCGTCTAACGTTAATGTGGTCAAGAGTTACTTTACCATTTGTTATTTCAGGTCTACCTGCTGCTTTTACTAAGTATGCTGGAATTCCTTCTATATACATAATAAATCTGTTCGACATCTTTGGTTCGAACGATGTAAACATTACTTCTGTTGGGTCTAATAATTGTGCCATTTAATTTCTCCGTTGTTATTCAACTTATTTCTTTATTATAAATATCCAACTTTTTAAAAAAGATGAAGTTCCCCACCGAAATGGGGAACTAAACTTTAATTTAAGATGGGAATGCAGCGCCAGTCGGTAGTACGTTGAAATCAAGTACAATGAATTCTGCTGTTTTTGCAGGTTGTAAGAATATCTCACCTACCATAATGTTTCTATCGATTACATCAGGAGTGTTGTTGGTATCATCCATAACTACTCTAAATGCGTATAAACCTTGTCTTTGTTGGATTGATTCCAAATAAGGGTTTACAATTGATAAGAAACGGTTTCGTGTCGCTGCTGTATTATTTTCAAATACTAAGTAACGAGTTGAAGATGCGATAAACTTCTTAACTGCGATTAATAATCTTCTTACATTAATTCTATCCAATGCGGATGGTTTAGCCTGTAAGGTTTTTTGTCCGAATACTGTAACTCCTTGCCCAGGGAACGTTGCGATTGGATTTACTCTACCTTCGTAAAGTGAATCTCTCTCAACTCTAGTCAATCTACTCTTAGCTTCAATAACGTTAGTTAATCCACCACGATTTAAACCAGCTGGTGCGAACCATTCGGCTGCTACTGAATCATTGAATGCAATAACTCCCGGTAGAACCACAGATGGCGGAACCCATACAGGTTTGTTTTTATCTGAATTTAGTATCTTAACCCAAGGGTGATAAGATGCTACATAATTTGAATCAAATGGTTGAACTGTGTTTACAATTGTTGATATTGAATCAGCGTATGCTCCAGCATCCATTATAAAGAATGCATCCTGTCTGTCTTCACACATATCTTTAGCGAATGTAGTAACAGATGAATGTAGTCTGTGGATTAAACCTGGTATCACTACCATATTGATATCAAATTCATCAGGGTTAGAAACTGCGTTGATAGCTTTTCTAAATGCTACTGTTCCAGTTGCTGTATTTGATGAACAATCATATCCTTGTGTATTTCCAGCGATAATATCACCAGCAGTACTTACAATTCTATTTGGTTTGAATCCATCAAACCCACCTTGAAATGGTATTAAGAACTTACGAGAGTTAACTGATGTGTTTGCATCTGTTAATGATATCGAACCACTATTAGGTAGAGCTGATGATGGGAAATTAGCTCCAGCTTCTTGATTATAATCACCTAAGTAAAATGCTGTTCCAGCAGTTGCTGTTGCAGAATCAGGATATACTGATAAATAATTTACGTTATCAGTTGTAGCGAAATCGAAATTGAATCCGTAAAACTTTTTAGCGTTATATGAACTATTGATTTGCTGATTTGCTATATACGTTGGATTTGGAATTGTCCATGCTGTTCCGTAAGGATTTTGCAATGCTGCGAATCCGAATGGTACTAATGATTGGTCAACTGCCCCGTTTCCAACTGCGGTAGCTACTTCAACTCTAACATTTGCTGAAAGGTTATTGTAATCTCCATTTGTGGATAATTTACCATTTGCATCAACTGTAATATACTTGTCACCAATTACTCTAACTATATAGTTTGGAGAATCTGGATTTAAGTTACAACCTTGAAATTGTTCTACTAAGTTTGGTCTGATATCAGAATCAACTACACCAACAAATGGTGAACCAACAATTTTGTCCTGGTCAACTTTTCTTACAATTACTGTAAATGAACCATATTCAGAACCTGGAACCGTTCCAGCTACTTTAATATCTTGAATACCGATTTTAAACTCATAGTTTGTTGCAGTACCATGTGATAATGTATGGAACTTAAACAAATTACTAGTGTTTCCACCAACTTTTTGAGATGTTATCCAAGGTGTAGATGCTTCTGTATAAGCTTTACTATAATCAATATCAGAACCGGTTAGTGCGGTTACTGTAACAGTTTCACCTGTTGCGATTGATGCTGATTGGAATATTTTAAAGTTTGATAACAGATATGCGTTTTCAGAACCTCTTGGAGAGAATCCTAATGCTTTAGTTATGTAGTTATCGTTTGTTGGATTCAATGAAGATGAATAAGTCGTTCCGGTTACTGTTGAACCTGAAACTGTTAATAAAAACTCCGCACCTGTGTTTTCAGATACAGGGGTTGGTCCATTAAATACATCTACATCTGATACTACACCAGTCGTTGGATGTAATACTGCTACTGTTTTAACACCAAGTACTGATGATGAAATTTGTAATGCTATTGGATTTTCAAGTGTGTAACCATCTTGTCCTAATACCCTAACGATTGTTGCTGTACCTGCGTCTTCTAAATAAGCTTGTGCAGTATAAGGTAGGTATGAATCTTCTGTTAACCCTCCGAATACTTGTTGAAACTCTTGATACGATTGTACGGTTGTTGGTACAAATGCAGGGCCTTTTACGGTTGAACCGATTAATGCTGCACCTATTTCACCAATTCCTTGGGGTAGAAACGACAAGTCCTTTTCTCTTGTAAAAACTCCAGGACTTACTATTCTTTCTGCCATTTTATTCTCCTATTAATTTCTTATGGTTTATATATTAATAAATACTTAAAAAAACTTCAAACGATAGTATTTATTGCTTCGGTGTAAAAATACCTGTGGAAATATCAAATTCACCATCACCATACTTCTCTTTTAAGTCTCCAGCTAATGCCATTTCACTTTCTCTGAGTTTTAAGTACTGTTGTTGAAGTTCTTCTTTATAACTCTCCATTTGATTGTGTTGAGTTGCTGAAACTAGCAATTCAATCTCTAATTCACCTAATTTAGCGGTAACTTCTGAATAATCATCTCTGAATTTGTGGATTTTCTTTATTTCTTCTTCTTGAAACTTAATTACTTGCTTTTCTGTAACTTGCTTTATTTCTGCCATAACATTTTGTGTTTTAATTTATTACTGTTGTATATAAATATGATTATTTATTTAGAAAGTTTAGTATTCCAAGCTATTTTTGATACTCCGAATGCTTTTTGTGCATTTACAGTATTTCCTTTGTGTTCTGGAATTAAATATGCTTTAGCGGTAAGTGTTACGTTACTTCTTACAACTCTCTCTTCACCAACACCATTAGTAGTTTCAAAAGAATAAGAATCACCTTTGATTTGGAATTTATATCTCTGGCCGAATGAACCACCATTGAAATAGATTATCTGCTCAACTACTTTATTCAAATCTTCCATATAATCACACCATACAATAACATCATATGATATATTCACATAATCAGGTGTATCTATAATGTAGTTTTCTTGTACAGCCGATTGTCCTATTAATTCAGAGAATGAATCGTATTTGTTTTCTTGTGAATATTTCTTAGTGAAGGTTCTTGAAGTATCATCATCAGTTAAAACTTTTAATTTAGCATATTCAGTATTAACTTCCAATGAATTTCGTTTGAATGTAATTAATGGTGCTATAATCTTACCATTATTATCTTTCATAAACCCATCACGTTGTGCAGATGCCCAATTTTCAGGAGTTGAATACATTACAGGAACAGGAATAAACTTTCCGTTCTCTTTAATAGTAGGTTTTACGTTAATCTCTAAGAAATCTTTAAAAGCTAAATCTATATCATAGATACCAACGGATGGCATCTTAACATCATCGGTTCTTCGAGATACTTGTTTGGCTTTATTCAATATAGGGTCATCTGAAAATGAACTTTGTGTTCTTTTTAAGTCTACCTTCTCATCTCTATCATTTCTGTATTTATATGCCATATTATATTCCTACTGGTAAATCATTATTATCTCTGTTTATACCAACTCTATAATCATCTCTCAAATTTAATTGAGATTTTTTAGCGACGTGAGTTTCAAGCTTTATTGATAGGTTATAACCTTGTGTATTACCACCATCCCATGTTTTTGGATTCTTTCCTGCGAAATATTGGTTTTCTGTGTGGCCATCCACAACATGCTGTTCTGAATCCCATTCAATCACATCACCAACCTCAGGATATAAATTACTATCAACTAATGTATCTCTTAAAAAGAAAAAACTTACTATTCTAGTGTAATCAGAACCGAATTCATCGAATACGTGACTTCTATCTGCTCTATCGATTATACATGGTAGTTTTATAGGACTGTAATAAGATTTAGCCTTACCTTCACCATACATATTCATACTAGTCTCATCTATTACCAACTTATAATAATAAACCTCTGTATCAATTATATCATTGATAAGTTCCTTATTAACCGTTCTAAATAAACTAGCATCTCTACTTCCACCAAATAGTGCCATATTTTTATCCTATGTAAACTGCTCTAGGGATTCGACTGAGAGTTGATTCCATAAATTCAGATTCATCCTTTTGGGCTTCTAATAATGATTTACGAGAAGTTGCTTCTAAGTTTTCTCTTAATTCTGAAATTAATATTTCTTTTTCTGTTGATGCTTCACTTCTTAAATCAGCCCCATCTAAAGTAATCTCTGAATTTGGAATTGGTACTGATGAGAACTTAGCTCTTACAGCCCCTAACATTTCTTTTGCTAATGCTAATGAGTATTTATGAATCCAACGTTTTCCTACATGATTAACTCTTGTATAAGTAATCCTATCATAAGGTACATTTGAATAATCCGATACTACTGAATTAGAAATAACAATATTACTTCGTTCACTCTCTAAAATGTAATGAAAGTGTATTTTGTATGCCGTTGTTGGAATTGGGAATATTCTAATTCTATTATTTTGAATATCAAATCCATATTGTGACCTACGAATCATATCATTGAACTCAATTGCTTGAACTCTAAGTAAATCATCATAAAGTGGTTGCATCATAAATGAAACACCTGGAGAATAGTTACCCCACCCGAACGTATCCAATAGATTATCAGAACCAACACCAGCACCAGCTAATGGGTCAAAGTATCTTACCATAGCAGGTGGTGCATCGTGTAACATCTTCTTAATTTCAAAAGAATCCGTACCTGCCACTCCACTTTCTAAGTCTGTTACTAATGGGTCTGTTAAATCATACACTTGTTGATTAGCTACTACGTTAAATGAACCTGTATAATATGTTAATCTACCACCACTACCAACTTCTGAACCGTAATCCTTTGCAAGTGATACTAACCACCCCAGATTTCCATCCATATGAGTTTGTGAGATGTTAGAGCCAGTCGGAGAGCCTTTTAAATTTAAAAGATTCTCTCTAATGTTAAATTGATTGACTTGTGTTGAATATTCAGTAACTGCTTCTTCAAAGCAAGTATAGAAGTTAATGTCTTGCAATTCAATATCAACGATTGGATAGCCCAGTCGTTTGGCACACCAAGATGATACTTTATCAGCATCTTGCTGAAACTCATAATCATTGTCATAATGTCCAAACGGTGTCATATCTGGAAAGAATGATGATGAACCTGGCCATATTGGAATTTGTACTGCCATTAATATCTCCTGTTGTTTGTATATAAATATGGTATATTATTATAATCCAACCGAAAATAAATACGGCTGAATACTATTATGTTACTTATTATATAAACCGTTTTTTAGTTACGTTGTAATTTTGTAGGATTTCGTCTGCGGTTAGTGCTTTATTGTATATTGCCGTTTGTGCTATTTTACCATTGAAAAAATAAGCCTGCCCAGTACCGTATGCTCCTATTATTGAAGTACCGGTTGTATTTTGTGTTACCGTACCGGTTGTGGCTGATGTTACTTTTAGAACTCCGTTTATATAAATTTTCTTATTAGAACCATCATACGTTGCAACTATATTATTCCATGCATTATTTGTAAAATTGGCCGCTGATAGAGTTGTATTTATATTAGATAATCCATATGTTCGGTAATATATAGTATTGGGATGTAGAAATAGAGAATATTGAGTATTCACACTACCATTGGTTGTTTTTTCAAATAAGAATCCATATTGATTGTAATTTGAGGAATAATTCCAAGAACTAATTGTGTGGTAATTTACAGATAACGAACTTGCGCCGGGTAGAAGAATAAAATCATTTGCGGCATCGAATTCAATACTACCAGCCTTTCCACTATTAAATACCGGTCCATTTGTTAATGTACCATTGGTGTTATTTGCAGTTAAATCATTTATTGCAGTTCCAGAACCTGGATATGAGTTTTTGTTTGCGGCATCCATTAGGAATACTAACCCATCTGTTACTGTATCTGGTCCGCCGTATGTTCCCATTATATAAACCTTGTTTTAGTTGCGTTGTAATTTTGAAGTACTTCTGTTGCTGTTAGTGCTTTATTGTAGATTAGAACATTTGCCATTTTACCGTTGAAATAAAATGGAGTCGAAAATGCAGTTCTACCTATATAACATTTATCAGCGCCACCAGCTCCAGCTGCGAGTTCACTACCTAAAGTCTGAGATACACCATTTACATATATTAAAGATGTTGTCCCATCATAAGTTCCTACTACGTTTGTCCAAACCCCATTTGAAATAACAGGCCCTCTCTTATATTTGCTACTACCATAAACTATACTTATATCCCCTGCAACAAATAACAATTCTCTTCGTACTGTCCCAACAGTCCATGATATAATGCCATTGGTGTTCTTTGTATCTACACTCATCCATAATGAATTTGTGAAGTTCGTACTAGTCAATGCGGTACATTCTACTAAATCGTTTGTACCATCAAAATCTATTTGGTCTACATTCCCAGTTGTTACAGTATTAAATGTAGGCCCATTTGTTAATGTTCCATTATTTGCTTTTCCTGATAAATCTTTCCATACAGTTCCTGAACCTGGATATGATTTTCGGTTTGCGGCATCTAATGCTAACACTAATCCATCTGTTACTATTTTTGGTGAATAATGAAATGCCATAACTTATATAAACCTTTTTTTAGTTGCGTTATAATTTTGAAGTACTTCGGCTGCTGTTAGTTCTCTAT